CTTCGTTCTTGACCGGTGCGGCGCTGAAGCCTGACAGCTTGGTTTCTTCTTCAAAGCTACGCTCCGAGCTCTCGGTTTCGTAGATTTCCTTGTGCTCCTCGCCGTACTTTGCGTACTCAAGACCGAACAGTGCGTTCAGACCCGGCAGGAGTTCTTTCAGTAGTTGGGCACGTGAAATTGCCATGATTTACTCCTTAGGTGCCAGTAGTACTGTCGTACTGGTGGAGGTTGAACTTAACCAAGAACTCGAAATAGGTCGTGGTCGAAACGCTGGCCAGATTGCTGGCAGTGTCAGGCACCACGTCTACCACGCGAATTGGCAGGGTGTTGGTCGTGTTGGACGAGGAACCGTCGATGCCGTAAGCGGAATCGCCAGTGATCGTCGAACCTGCGCCAGCGACCAGAGCAACGTTGGAACCAACGATGTTGCGGTCATAAGCGACAGGCGTGGTCGAACCAACGGTCGTTGCGGCAACGCGGAAAACCGCGTTCGGATCATCCACCACATAGGCGAACGCCAGATTGCTGGTGGTCGAGGCTGCTGCCGGGTACGCTTGACCTTGCACGGTTTGACCTTGCGAGTTCACGAACTGACAGCCAACCAGAACACCAACGGAAGCGCCGGTATCGGTGGCAGTTTTGGCGATGATGTAGCCGTTTGAAAGGGCCACAGTGTCGCCGTTGAGGATTGCAGTGGCGTAGCCAGCGGCAACCGGGATTTGACGGATCGCTCCGGCGTAGGGTAGGCCGTCCAGTCGATTGACCGGGCGGAAGCCATACGTCTTATCAATGGTCGGGTATGCCATTTGAAGACTCCAAAAAGTTAAATGCCTTTGCCAAAAGTGACTTTCGTGGACCGCTCTTTGAAGAGAGGCATACGAGCGTCATTTTCTCGCATGAAGGTGTTGTCAACTGAATTCATCTGAGCTTCCGCTTGACTGCGGTAGTACTCGTCACGCTGTCCAGTCAACTCCACGGGTGTTTTGCAAAGGAGCAGTCCACCAACCTCAATGCTGTCGGGAAACCGCGATTGGCCTCCACTGAACAGGCGAATTTCGGGGTGTTCCGACGCCTTCACGGGCTCCCAGCCCTCGCGTAATTTTCCAGAAATGTTCGTGGCATCGTCTTTGCCAAGCGTTGAAATGCGAATCCAGCGGAACGCATAGCCCTCTTCCGGGTTCGGATCGGGCAGAAGCTGGGGCGGCATCCACTTCTTCGGTCGCTCTGCAGCGTCACGGTTTTGAAGGGAACGCGGTTCACGCACTTGATCTTGTTCAGTCTTAGCCATTTTCATTTCCTCATTTCATCCGCAACCTTGCGAGCATAGAGTTCCAACGGAACACCTAGCCGTTTGGCGATTTCGACCTGCGTCTTCGTAAGCACGATCTTTTTGGGCGCTGTGCTTCTTGTCGCGGGCGCAACATTCGACTTTTTGGGGGGCGAAGTGGACGCATCCGCCGGCTTCTCTGAATCGAATGCTTCAGGGAAACGCTCCCGCATTTCTTGGTCAATACGCCTGTAGTAGGCCTCTGACCCAGCGGTAACTCCTTCGGCAACCAAATCCTCGTGCAATCCAAGCGCAAACGCTGTCATACGCTTGTTAGGTCCAAACCACTGATTTTGTTCTTGCCAAGCAAGCAGTTTGGGGTCTCTTTGCACAGGTTGTGGTGCCTGTACCTCGGTTTTTACAGGAGTTTCTTGTTCCTGTAAAGAGGGTGGCTTGAAGCTGGCAATTCTCTCGGCCCGCATCTTTGCGGTCGTAAGCTCTTCCTGAGCCGAAACAAGGGCGTCCGAGTCGCCAGACTCGTATGCCGCTTTGTATTTGGCTTTTGCCTGCTCCAAATCGTTCGCAATGTTCTTTTTTGCCTGCTCCAGCAAGGCCGTTTGATTCGAACTCAGAGAGCCTTTGAGCTTCTTGTTCTCCTCAATGATTGCCTCGGCCAAACGCAGAGCTTCTTCGCGCTCACGCAATGCCGCTTCCTTGGCCCGGCGTTCCTCGTGGTAGCCCTTGGTGAAGTGCTGGATGCGCTTTCGCACGCTCTCGTCGTACTTGGCCAATTCATCATCAGCCATCTCTTTTGGCGGCTCCTCCATAGGCTTGCGCCCACGGTCCGCCATAGGAGTGTCGTCAACAACCTCAATCTCAGGCTTGCTGTCGTCATCCTTATCATTGGCCTCAACAACGGCACCGCCTTTGCGAGGGTTATCTTTCTCCTCGTCAGGGAAAGTGAACTCGACTTTTTCAATTTCAGCCATGATTCACCTCACGCACGAGAGATGCCGCGGGGATCTTGCACAACGGCCTCCACGCTGTCATCGTTGATGATCCGGAATTCACGGCCGTGGATCTTGATCCGTGTGCCAGTGTTTGGCCGCACAAGAACAAAATCTCCAACCCTGCAGGACGGTCCGCTCGGGAATCGCTTTTCATCCTTGTAGGCGTCGGGCCCCATCTTGACAACAAACAACACAGGCGAGAGCACCTCTTCAAAGTGCATCGTCTGTCCGGCCTTGATGAGACCGCTGTCGTATTGCTCCTCGATTTCAGGCAGAACGCAAAGGAGATGGTAGGTAGCCGGATCTGGCAATTGCTTTGCCTTGTCTTCTGACTCTTTGTTCAGAATGTTCGACAAATCAACGGCCGAGGCCAAGTTAAGATCACTCATCGTCATCGTCTTTCAGTTTACGCACGAGGTCGGCAATTTCTCGTTGTGCGGTCTGCAGACCTCGGATCACTCCGCACAACTCTTTGTAGGCGGCAAAGTCGTTTGCCGTACCGCCAACCAAAGCCTCTGAATGACTTTTGACTTGCTCTTCAATCTTCTTGTTGAGCAGATCCAGTACCTGTATTTCCATCAATCTCCTTTACGTCCCGACGTAGGCGCAGTCGGCTTGGATAATGACTGCAGCAGTTTTTGTTGAGCCCTGAAGGCGGCATCAGCACGTTGCTGCTCCATCTTCTGCTCAAACAACTGCTGCTCTTGGCTCATCTCAAGAGCGTGCTTTTGCTGGCTTTGAACCATCTCTTGCTGCGCCCTTGCGGCAGCTATGGCCGGATCTTCTCCAACCCTGCTGGCAACTTCTTGAGCCTTGAGTTGCAATTCCTGTTGCTTGATCGCCAGATCGCCCTGCACCTTTTGCGCCTTGGTCTGCGCCTCTTGTGCGCGAATCTGCAGCTCTGCCTGCTGCATCTGGACAATCGGGTCTTGAGCGACCTGCTGGGCCTGCTTTTGAGCGGCCTCACCTTGATGAATTTGGGTCAACTGCTGCGCAGCTTCGGCCGTCAACTTTGACAATTGAACCTCGACCTGCTCGGGCATGTCAGTATTGGGCGCAGGCAAAGTAACGCCGAGTCTCTGCTCAAGCTGCTGACGATATTGGAACGCCACATGCTCTGCAATGTGCGCCATCATCGCCGCTTGAATTTGCTGGGCCATCGGGTTCTGCCCAATCTGACCCATGATCATCGGGTCCTGCATCATCGAAGTATGAACAGCAATGTGCGCCGCATGGTCTTGGTAAATGAATGCCTTGGTCGGCTTGCCGGTCAGGAAAGCCATGTTCTCGCTCACCGGGTCACGAGGCTTCATGTCATCTTCGATTGGCACCAGCTTGTCTGCGTTCTTGATGCCCAGCACCTCGATCATCTGTCGGTGCAACTGTGGCAAGTCGTAAATCTGCGGGGCCTGCTGCGCCAACTGGATCACAGCCTGATACTGCATGATCCTCTGAGCCATCGTGGCGCTGTTGGGGTCGGACACGGGGATAACCTCCACCATGTCGTAGTCAGACTGCTTGGCCCGGCGGTTACCACTCTCAGGGTCATAGCCATACTCGGTCGGAGCATGGTCACGAATGATGTCGCGCAACAGCTTGAACTCTTGGCGCATCGAATAATGCACCCGAGCCTGCACAGCAGACATTGTTTTGAGCTGCCGCTCCAGCAAAGCCAGCGTAGTGCCCACCGGAGCGTTGGCACTCATGTCGCTGATCTTCATGTCAGCAATCGAGCCCAGCCTCCTGCCCTCTTCTGTGATCCTCTCAAGCAGCCCGGCAAGAACTTGGCTCGGCTCCTTGTACGGCAGGGGCATGATGTTGTCACGCACGCTGCCCGAGGGCACATCTACATCACGGAACTCGCCCGGAGCGATCGGCGTATCGTCGCCCTTGATGCGCAGGCCGCGAGACTTCAGGCCACCGGGCAGGTTCGACAGTGTGCCGGCGTCAACAAGCTGCCGAATAATTGAAGTTCCGGCCCTCGCATACCCGCCAATCAGGTGGATATAGCCAAATCCATAGGGACCAAAGCCAGGCACATAGCAGTAATCGACGTAGTGCTGCCGCTTGAGGCGTTTGTCGTCCGTTTCCTTCCAGTTTCTGTAGATCGACAGCACCTTGTTTGTCGTTCTGTCCACAGAAATGATGTACGGCAGGGCAATCCCATCCTTGTCTTCAAAGCCGGGCAGGTCCCACTCAACATTGGCCTCAAAAATCGTGTACCTGTTGTCCTCGTTGAGGCTGTAGCCCTGCTCTTCGGCCTTCTTTTTCTCAATGTCGGAGTGAAAAGTGACCGGCTCACCGAGGTCAACATCACGATAAAAGCCATCGACCTGCAGCTTCTTGATGTCGTTCTTGGTCTTGCGCATGATGTGCGTCACGCGCTCGGCCGTCCTTGCGCTCGACGCGCCATAAGGAATGATGATCTCCTCGGCCGGGATAAAAATCGCCACCTGTCGGCCAAGGTTCGGGTCAAAGTACACCTTCTTGAAGGCAGATCCCGCAAGGCCAAGGTTGAAAAGCATCCGCTCATGCTCGGGCCGGTACTCAGGCATCTCCTCGGTGAGCTGATAGTTCATGTCATCCTTGACACGCTCTGCAGCTTCTTCCTTGAGTTTGCTGATCGCCCCAACAATCTCCGTCTTGACCGGACCGCCAGCAGGGAAGGTCTCGATAATGGTCTCGCTTTGAAACCTCACCGCCGCCTCAGTCAGTAGCGTAGAGAAAACACCACAAGCCCCATCCCACGGCTCAGTGCGCTCCTCATAGCGCATCCCCAGCACTTCCAAGCCCTTGACGTACATCTCAACCCAGTCACGACGACTGTTAACGTCAGCCTCCACCAGCTCCACAATCTCATTGGCTATGGATTGCAGATCACCCTCCTCCAGATATTCGGCCAAGTTCGCATCAAATGGAATGTCCTGCGCAACCTCGGCACCGGGCATCAGATCAATCACCGTCCCATCAATGCCAATCTGAACATCGTCCGGGTTCTCAATCATGATCTCAATGGCAGGCGTGTCATCCTGAACCATGTTCTCCAGATCAAGACCAAGTGGGGCACCGCCAATACCGGGAACTATGCTGCTCGTTGCCATATCGCATCCTCAATAGAAAGCGGCCTTACGCCGAAAGGACAGGGGCTCGTCCTGTTCGTCAGATTCTAGTCTCAACAAGCCGCCTTGTCGAAACCTGAGCATCGCCTGCACCGCCGTGTCCGTCAAATCATCATGCGCCGCATTCGGGAAAGCAGCCATCTGATCAATCAACTCCCTCGCCCACCTCGTGTCCGGCGCCCACACCACGCCAGACTTGAATATGTCAGACACAGAGTTCAAACGGGAAATCTTGTCGTTTGACTGCTTGGCCGTCCCACGAACCGGCGTGTACTCACTTACCGGTATGCCCGCCTGCCTCAACTCATACACCAACGGCGCACCAGCAGCCTTCGCCTCAATAATACAAGTGTCAGGTTGCCACTCCATATACATTGACTTGGCCTTCTCCTTCAACTCAGGAAACTCCATCCGCTTTTGAAAAGCATCAAGCAAAATAATGTTCGGCGCCCTCTTGTCCTCATCCAAATAAAAAATCCCCCACGTCGTACACGCAGAAAAGTCCGACCGCTCATTCTTCGTATAAGCCGTGTCCCAACTCTGAATAATGTACTCACACGGCGGCGGATCATCCTTTTCCCACACCCTCCACCAGTCCCGCTTGACAATCGCGCCCTCCTCACCCGTAGGCTGCTGCTGGTATTGAGCATTCCACTTGTTGGCCGGCAACTCCTCCTTGAGCGCCTCCAACTCCTTCAAAGACCAAAACTCCGGCCACAACGGCTTGCCAGAGGGCATGATCGCCGGCAACTCCACAACCTCCCACTCATCGAGCCGGTCCCTCTCGGCCGCATCCTTCAAAACCCGCCCAATCAAATCACGCTCAGACCACCTCGTCGCAATAATCACTATCGCCCCATTAGGCTGCAACCGCTGCCTCGGGCCAGACGTGTACCACTCATACGACTTGTCATACACACTCGGATCATGCGCCGCTAAAGCAGCCTCCTGCTCCGTGTGCGGATCATCAATCACCACCAAATCCGCACCCCGACCAGTCATCGTGCCACCCACACCAATAGCAAAATACTCCCCATCATGGTTCGTACTCCACCGGCCAGCCGCCTTCGAATCCTGCCTCAACGTCACATTCGGAAACACCTGCGCATACTGCTCAGACATCACCAAGTTCCTCACCTTGCGACCAAACCCAACCGCCAACTCACCAGTGTTTGACGACTGCATCACCTTCTTGCCCGGAAACTTCCCCAAAAACCACGCCGGAAATAAATAAGACCCAAACTCACTCTTCGTGTGCCGCGGCGGCAACGAAATCGCCAACCTCTTTAACCTCCCAGCCGCAATGTCCTCAAACTTCTGCGCCAACACCGCATGATGCCGCCCATGCACAAATCCCGGCCACATCTTCCTCACAAACGCCATAAACGACGCCTGCCCCCTCTCCCTCTCCAACGCCATCTTGTACTCGCCCACCTGCTCCATCAACTTCTCCCTCTCATGCGCAGGCAAACCCCCCACCAACTCCTCTATATTCATCTCATATCTCCATCTCTACCTAACACATGACATTGTGGATAAACCTGTGCATAACTTTTTCAGGCAATCAAAACGCTTTGATTGAGCCCTCCTAAAAGTTCTCGTTTCGGAAAACTAAACTAACGCCAAGGTTATGAGTTTGAGAAAGTGCTTTTTTGCTTAAAAAATAAGCATGGGGCCAAGGCAGTTTAGGTACCATCACCGGGGGGGGTCTCCCTGTGGCAGGGGGTGGGGTCCAAATCCGACAAAACTTCTGATTGTTCAGGCGGGATAGTATGCGATTTGTCGCCGGGTCCCTCGCCGCCTGCTTGGGGGGTGCCCACCGGGTGGGGTGCGAGCTCGGCCAGCAACGCATCGGCGTCGGCCGCGGTCACGTCTACGGCGTCGGCATTCATGAGGGCGCGAAGCTCAGCCATGATGCGGGCGCGTGCATCTTCACTCGATTGCACCAGCCGGGTTTCCTTGCGTTCGGTGAATGCCGCTACTTCAGTCACAGTCCCCAGTGTCTTGAGAGCCTGAAGGCGCGTGCTCTCTTTGACGTTCGGGTCCGTGGCCATCTCGACAAGGGAGTGCACGACAAGGGCGCGAAGGGCTGCAGGGCTTTTTATATGTTCTGCCGCCTGAGCCCGTTCTATCGCTGCGATTTCTTGCTGCACTCTTTCGTCGCGTGCCAGTATGTACGGATGCCGGACGATGCTGTGCTGGCTTGTGGCGTTAGGGTAAGCGGCCCGGTAGGCGTCCGCTTTTGTGGCTCCCATTGCCACTTCACGAGCGAACCGTTTTTGTTTAGCGGTTAGTTTTTGCTTGCCCCGGACTGCATGGGCGGGAAACAGTAGATTGTCCGGGGCTTGTTCTATATCTTCGGGGCGCATGGCATCCTCATATATGGGTTGACAGTATGGTGGATGATACAGGGCTGCAGCGCTTCGCGCAAAGGGCGGGCCAGGCGCCGGGCGATTGTCTCAGGCTATCGGGTCCGCGTTTTCGATTAAAAAATACTCGTTGCACAGGGCTTCGCAAGACCCGCAAAACTCCCGAAAATATCCAACAGGCAACACGCCTACAACCTAACACACAGGAACAGACACTATGAACAAATCAGAGACCCGCGAAATAGTAAAACTCGCCACTTGGCATAAGGCGGGCATACCCGCCGAAATTATCGCCCGAGGATTGTCCGCACTGATCCGCGCAGCACGAACCAAGAAAAGCCGCGCCGCCCTGATGGAATACGCGCCGATTTTCGCAGTAAGCAATAACCCCGAATTCATCATTTAACCAAACCCGCCCGCCTAACCAGCGGGCACAACAGGAACCCACCACCATGACCATGAAGCAATACACCTACGAAGCAACGAACCGCAGGACCGGCCGGGTTGAACACATCCGCGCCACCGCCAGCACGCCGGACATTGCACGAGCCGCCATCGTTGATTATTACGCCGACCAATTCGACATTGCCGAACTCTACGCCGACATTGACCCGCCGCACCACACGCTGGGCGAAATTGACTGCGCCGCATAAAGGAGCCGCAACCATGAACGCATACAAAGAAAACGGATTCACCAGCCGCCGGGACTATCTCGACGACCTAGCCGACAGCACAGGGATTGACAGGGCCACCGTTTACGCGCTGGCCGACCTACTGGGCCCGAATGAAGATTTCGACGGGCTTGTAACCGCGCTGGAAGACATAGCGGAGGGTTACTAAATGACCACCGCAGACCGTATCCGCCGCGCAGCCGCCCGCCTTGCCGGGTACACCGTACAGGGCGCCGGGTTTACCGCCCGGCATCACACGCTCACCCTACGCGCCGCCCTTGCATGGGCCGCGTGCTATCCAGCCGCAACCGTGACCCGCCGCGGCCGTTTTATCGCCAGCAAGACCACCAACTAACCACAGGAGCCTAAACCATGAAAACCGCAGACTTCCACGACTTCGCCCGCGCCATTCTCGCCGCACCGCCCGCCCGCACAGCGCCCACGCTTGCCGAAAAGGTAGACCGGCTGGGCGAAATCAAAGCCGCACAGGCAGAACTTCAAACCGAATTCGACAAGATCCGCGCCGAACTCGAGGCCGCGGGACTGCCCGCCATTGACGGCCACCAGTACCGCGCCACTTTCAGCACCAGCACCCGCGACACCGTGAACTGGCAAGCAATCGCCCGCCGATTGAAAGCCAGCGCCCAATTGATCCGCGCATACACCACCACCAGCGAACCCGCGACCGCGTGCCGCGTTACCGCCCGCAAAACCACACACTAAGGGGAAATCATGGGCTGGACCGAATTCAGAGATAACCCAGAACTGAGCCGCGCCGAGATGATCCGCCGCGAACTGAGCCAAGAACCCACCGCGGTCAATCCCCGTTCATGGGGTTTTGAATACATGACCGAACGAGGATCAACCGTTTACGCTATTGGCTGGAGTGACGCGCCCGACCGGCCGCGTTATTACTTCGGGCTTGTGTGCCTGACAAGCCGCCACCGGTCCGAGTATTTCGGACGAGCATTCAGTTACAAAGACATGACCGAAGACATGGGCCCGAACTACTACGACGCACCCGCCAAGATGCTCGATATGCTCGACAAACTGGCACCGAATCCGCCCGGACAGTACGCCGCAGGGTGGCGCCAAGCCTGCCGCGACCGCATCGCCGCAAAAAAGGCCCGCACCGTATGGCAGGCAGGCGACCGCGTGCAATACGGCCGAGAAGCCTACACCCTCAAAAGACCGGCAGGACCGCGTAGGGGCTGGATTGTGACGCACGCTAGCGGACTGGATTACCGCTTGCCGGCCCGCGCACTCAGCAACGCCCGCCGACTTGAGCCGGGCGAAGAGCCATTCCGGCCGACCAAGCAAGTAACCGCCGCCGAAATTATCAGGGGGACCCATGCTGCCACCAATTAACCGCGCAATGCCGCACCCCGACGACGACAGCGAGCCGCAACCCTGGCCGCTTGACGAGGCAATCGCGCACGCCTTGCGGGTTTTACGCGACCCCGCCGCCGATACATGGGCGCGACGCTTCGCCGCCGATCAACTCAGCTTTGCGCATGAATCAGCACAGGACCAGACGCCATGAAATACAGCTTCACACCCGCCAGCAACAACCGCAAGACCGGACCGATACCCACGACGAACACCAGCCGCGAATCGTGCCCCCCATCGTGCCCGCACTACCGCGCCGACTGCTACGCCGAAGACTTCTACACGCGCCTAAATTGGAACCGGGTAACCGCCAAAGGTTTCGGGCTTGACGAACTCACCGCCCGCATTAAACGAATGCCCGCCGGCCAATTGTGGCGCCACAATGTAGCCGGTGATTTACCCGGACAGGGTGAAATAGTGGACGCCCACGAACTGGGGCAGATTGTCCGGGCGAACCGCGGCCGCAGAGGGTTTACCTACACCCACAAGAAAAGCCCGCTGGCTTTGCACTGGGCCCGCGCCGCGACTGACTGGGGTTTTACCGTGAACATCAGCGCCGACGATGCAGGGGAAGCCGACAAGTATGCCGCGCAGGGTTTGCCTACTGTGTGCATTGTGCCAATGGACACCCCGAAACACACCGCCACGCCCGCCGGCCGGCCAATCCTAGTATGCCCCGCGCAAACAACGGAATACATGACATGCGCATTATGCGGACTGTGCCAACGCCCCGACCGCCGGCAAATTATCGGGTTTCGGGCACATGGAAGCAAAGCCCGACAGACAGACGCCCGCGCCCGCCGCATTATCCCGATTTATACGGAGGCCGCACCATGCGCCAGCAAATGACCGCCCGCTATTCCGGCCGATGCCACGCCACCGGCCACACAATCCGGCCGGGTGATTTGATCGAATATGACCGCGCCACCCGTCGCGCTTATCTCATCGACCGCGCCCCCACAATCAGCGCCGCGGCCGCAATGGTCCAAGACATGGACCCGGAAATCGACCCCGACACCGCCGAGGCCGTCGGCCGATACATGGCGAGCCGCCCCTACAGGTCCGATATTTTCCGCGCCAATGGACGCGAATACTACCGCAACAGGGCCGGACGCTGCGAAGACGCGCCGTGTTGCGGATGTTGCAACTTTTGAAAATTTCAGCCCATGCCCTCCCGCCGAGGGCATGGACGGGAATTGTCCCGACACAGGAGAAAAGCGAATGGACGAATACAGCCAGCGCGTTAAAGAATGCGCCGAACAGGGCCAAGCACTGGCCCGCATGATGGCCGCAGATGGCCGGATTGAGCCACTCTACCTATACCACCGCCCAAGCCAGCCAGGACAGCCAGGGCGCCTATTTTTGGCCCGAGATAGCGCACCAGTGCCGCCCGGTGTTGTCTTGACCGCCGGCGAAGGACTGCGCGGGAATGTACCTTATGAGCACTATTTCCAATGGATTTACGACCGCGCACGCCGTGCCCCAATCCTTTCCATGGAGGAAGCATGAACCACACCGCCGCCGAATACATAAACGCCGGCCACAGGTACGAACAGGGCAAGACAGGCCCCGACACCCTCCGGCGCATGATTGAATCAGAACTTATCGACGACCGCGCCGAAGCCCGCCGCCTAATCGAGGCCGGCCGCGCCGAAGCCCGGAGGGCGCCCGCATGAACTGGCCATTCCCGCCATTTCCGAACCCGCACGACCGACCGGGCCGGGCGCCCGCGCACCCGGACCCCGAGCCCGCCCCCTTCGTGGGGATTGATTGCGAGACAGCTGCCTGCTGATTGCGAGACAGCTGTTAATTGAGAGACAGATTTCAGGAGTAAAACCATGAGCAAACAGGACAACCTTTTTTCACAAAACGAAACCATGAAAAATCAACGAACCATCAAAGACACAGACGACTTGTCGGTGGCCTGGAACAAGGCCGCTGAACAAACTTTTTTAAATCGCAAGATTGTCGGAACGCGCTACATGACAAGAGCGGAGGCCGATGCAATCGGGTGGCATTCTCGCGCCGTAGTTCTGATGCTGGATGACGGGACATTGCTGTATCCCTCGACAGACGATGAGGGCAACGGCCCCGGCGCCCTCTTCACCACACACAAAGAGCACAACACATTCCCACTGTTGCCATGCTGGTGACGGTGTGAAAGCGAAGGCCAAAATGCAACTACAGACCATCAACAGCAAGAGCATCACATGGCAAAGGGTGCCGATTGATTGCGAGGAATATACCGCTGCATTCTGCGCGGACGGCGACGGCATCCTGCAGCTTGTGAAGTATCCGGACAGGTACGAGTTGCTGGACCAACTCGATGTAATCGAGACATGGCCGCGGCCCACGAGGTTGCGCCATATGCTCGACCAGTCCGACCTGTATCTCGCCTGCACTTACCGCGAGATCTGGGAATGCGCCCGGCATCACGAGGGCTAGATCGTGGTGCCGATGCAAGACCACCCACTCACACGCGCCCACATGATGGGCGCACGAGCAACCACCCACCAATCGCTGGCGCAGGCTGCGATGCTGATCCGCGAACTGGAAAAGCGAGAGACCGAACAGACCATCGCCGCGTGCAAACTTGCGGCCGAGGTATTGATTGAGAGGAAGATGCCATGATGTACCGCATACGCGTGCAGCGCACGGGCTTTGAACTTGAGATGCTATTGCCTGCCGAGAGCCGGGCCGATGCGATTGGCGTGGTAATGCGCACTGCAATACTGTACGATGGACCAGATCAAGAAACCAAAATTATTTCAGTCCATGAACAAGCCGCCGACCCACTCCCGATTCTCAATCCACATCCATGAGGACGAAAAAGGCCGACTCACTGTTGTTTGCGAGACAGTTGGAAGGTGCGAGAACAGTCTGGATCTGGGCTGTCAGGTCATGGCCAACCTGATCGACGTGGCCGAGGATAACCCCGGCTACGTCGCGGTCCAGCATCTCACCTACTCACAAGATTGGCAATGAGCGATCCATTCAAAATCAACGGCCCCACTTGCATCAGTTTCAGTGGGGGCAGAACAAGTGCGTACATGCTTTGGCGCGTACTGCAAAGCAACAATGGGTTACCAAACGACGCCGTTGTTTGCTTTGCCAACACTGGCAAGGAGGATGAGGCGACGCTTCGCTTTGTGCAAGACTGCGCCAGCAATTGGCAAGTCAACATTACTTGGCTTGAATACAGGGATGGAAGTCAATGGTCTGTTGTTGACTTTGAGAAAGCAAGCCGAAGTGGTGAGCCGTTCGAAGCCGTAATCAGGCAGCGAGGCGGGTACCTTCCAAATCGGGTTGCCAGATTCTGTTCAAGCGAATTAAAGACTCGCACCATGCACAGATACCTAAAGGCGCAGGGCTGGGAGGACTGGGACACATTCATAGGAATTAGAGCCGACGAGCCGCGCAGGGTTGCAAAGTTTCGCGCCAATCCACGGCCAGAATACAAAGGTGAAGAGGTTCATATGCCGCTGGCAATATCCGGGGTGTCGTCCAAAGATGTTGGTAGTTTTTGGCAACAACAACCTTTTGACCTTCGGCTTCCGAACATTCAGGGGAAGACGATGCACGGCAACTGCGATCTGTGTTACCTAAAGCCAGCAAGCCAAGTGCTATCTCTGATTACGGAGAAACCAGAACGCGCAGTATGGTGGGCTATGCAAGAAAAAAGGGCCGAGGCATTTGCTGTCGCCGCGGCTAGATTTCGTGACGACAGGCCTTCATACGCGCAGATGGCTGAGTTTGCTGCCCAGCAAAAGGACATGTTTGACCCCTCCGAAGAGGGTATTGCTTGTTTCTGCGGGGATTAAAGCATCGCCTTGTTCAGTGACTGTGAGAACTTGAACATACCAACCTGCTTGTGTAGATCATTTGCATCCATGCCCACCGCGGGCGGCATCCAATACGGCCAGCCTATGCGCTTGGCCGCATCCTCCCCCGTCCTAGACTCATCGTTGTCGGCAATCACCAGGCCCACGGGCAGGGCCGATGCAATCTTGATCATGTTGCCGGCCGAAAAGCAAATGTGCAGGGTGTAGCGCCGCTTGAGTGTCTTCATCGCAGCCCTGATTGAGAGACCGGTGGCATAGCCCTCACAGAGAATGTGCGGGCCCTTGTTGTCGAACACAAACTCCGCAGCACTGGTGCGCTGGCCAAAAAGAAACTTCTTCTCCCCGTCCTCGCGGATAAGTTGACAGCCCACAAGCCTGTGCCCGACCCGCATGGGGATGACCAGCACCAAACCATCCTCGGTCTTCCACACGTTGCCCTGCTCATCCTTGAAACCCTTGGCCTCAAGGTACGGGTGATGCGCAATCTGACACTGGTGCATGATCCAGCCAGCCTTCTTGGCCGCTGCTTCTTGCTGCTCGATGCGCCTGCGCTCGGCCTGCTGTGCGTCGCGCCTGATCTTGGTCATGTCCACAGACGCAGAGGCATCACCTTTCCAGACCTCCACCTCGGTGTTCATGGCCCAGTTTTGAACGAAGCCGTGCGTGCCCATGAACTTCACGGCGCCGTTGCGCTTGCGCTGGTGATCTTCTGTGGGGTATCTGCGCCACACTCCGATCGGCGGCAAGTGGTCAATCAAAATGCCGTGCGCCCGTGCGAATGCAATGAAGTCAATCATCGGTCTGCTCCATGATCAGGCGGCTGATGCACTTGCCGTAGTTCGTGTCCGGGCGGTCAACGTCCCACTGCTCGGCGATCTTTGCGCAGGCCTGCCTTTCAGCGAGGCGCACCTTGATTGCGAAAGCACGCACCTCATCGGCGGTGTATGCCTTGCGACGCTCTCCGCCCATAGTTGTGACGATCTTTGCTCTAGGCATTTTCATGCTGACTTCCTTCCTTTAAGGTAGCGAATCAACGCCGCTTTGACCGCTTTTTCGAACTCAATACTAGGCGTCTTGATTTTCGTATCGTCGAGACCACGAGGCCAGACACCGAAGCGGTCTTTGTACGTGTGCGCCGCACGGCCGGGGTTCCATCCTGCGTATCTGACTTTGTATTGGCACATTGACCACCAGTCTTGCTTGCTTTCCCAACTGTGCTTGCCGGTCATGGCAAGCTCCTCCATCGTTCCGGGTAGTGAACCAACCTTGCTTGTGCGCTGGCGCACATGGCCACATTGAATGCAGGTGTCTGACCCAGAGGGCCACAGAGCCGAACACTTCGGGCACTTGGACGCCTCCTTTTCCTTTTGTGTTTTTTCCTTCCGGGCCTTCTTGTCTTTGTTGGCATCGAGAGACTTAGTGCCCTCGTGAAATAGCTCGTCCCAATCCTCTTGAAACCGCAGCCAGTTACCAGCGTTGTCCTGCACCACGCAAAATTTCTTGTCGGGGTGCGGGCGAGCCCCACGACCAACCATCTGAACGTGCATCGAGAACGCCTTGCGCAACGGCTTGGCAATGACCACATGCTCAACGCCCGTATTGTCAAACCCGCGGGTCAGGATGTCCGAAGAGATCACGCCAATGATGTCTGTGTCAGGCTTGGCAAAGTCCTCCAGAACCTGCTGCTTGTACTCTTCATCATCCAGATAGCTGATCTGAACAAAGTTCAGGCCGACATCAGCAAACCGCTTGACCAACTCCGTGCCGTGCGCCACCCCTGAACTGAAGACGATGGTCTTTCTCGGCTCCCCCCACACTTCGTGAGCGATGCGAACGTAGTCGGCCACGACATCGCCAACGATCATCAGGCCGCGCTTTTCCAGCTCGTCCTTTTGCCACTCACCGGCCGTGACTTTGACGCCCGTGGTGTCGATCTCAGTGGCAACGAACACGCGGTACGGCACAAGGAAACCTTCCTGCACCAGCTGCTCCATGCTCACCACGTTTGTGATGCTGGTGAAGTAATCTCCCAGCTCTGGGTGATAAGGCGTTGCTGTCAGCCCGAGGATCTTCACGTTCGGGTTGCCTTTGATGTACGACTTGAGAGACTTGCGCATGACCGCATGGATCTCGTCAACGATGATGAGATCTACCGCGGGCCATGAGCCCATCTTCTCAATGGTCTGAATGCTGGCCACCTGCACGTTCTCATACGGGCGATACCGCCAGTGGCCTGCCATGTACACGCCATGATCCATGCCGTGCCTGTCGAGGTGCCGCGAGAACTGATCGACCAGCACCCGACGGTCGCAAACGAACATGGTCTTTGAGCCCTTCTTGCGTGCGGCATCGAGGATGCTCAGGGCCATGATGGACTTGCCCGCACCGGTTGCTGCCGCGAGGACTTGCCGGACATGGCCCTGCTTAAATCCTTCGCGCAGCCCCTCGATGCTGGACTCTTGATAAGGTCTTAACTCAAACATTTGGTTCTCCTGCCGGTACATGCCCACCGGCTTGGGCTTTTCTTATTCACTGCTAACGAACGTGCTCCACTGCCGCTCTGTGACGGGCACGCCAGTCATGTAGATCTTTGCAATGTAGATCATCCGCATTTTGTTGTCCGGCTGTGCAGCCAGCCTTTCAGCCTCGTCTTTTGCACTTTTGAGTGTGTTGTGGACCACGCACGGGTGGTTTCTGCCCTCGACGTAAACCATGTAGCTCATGGGGACTCCTTGAGTTTGCGGTTGAGGATTGCAATCTGTTTGCGCATCTGGTTTGCCTCTGCTTGGAATGCGTCCCGGCTTGCCTTTACCGCCACCAGCTCAATCTCAAGGACGCGGATGCGCTCTTTCTGCTCTGCGATGATGGCCGCTGCCGAAGCCTTGTCCTCCTCGGTGCCGCCCATGTGCGCAATCGCAAGGCGTGCAGACAGATCTTGATTCTCTTTGGTGAGAACTTCGATGAGCTCCTTCTCGCCGTTCTCGATCTCCTGCTTAGGCTCTTCCTTCTCAGGCTCCGGCGCCACTTGTTTTTTGCCCGGACGGCCCGGCGCCCGCGCCTTGGTTGCGACCTCTCCGTTCGGTGTTGTGTACTTCACCTTGTCGGTCTTCGGCGCTTGGCTGGAGTTGCGCAGATTGGCGACAAATGTTGGCGAAACTCCACAACGACGTGCAATCTCTGCATTGCTCCACTGTTGCCACTCAAAATCTTCAAGGAGGGACATCACTGACTTGCGCTTGTCGGCGTATGTCCTGCGAAGGCCGTGCTTTGCATTGACGCCTGCAGCGTACAACTGTGCATCACGGAATGTGCCATTGATGACCTCGCACGCCACGCTGACCTTGCTGGCCCGCTTGTTTGCGTGATAGCGGTGAAAGCCATCGGTCAGATAGTAATGAACCCCGTCGAAGTGGACCGTCAGGGGCGGAAATACATCTCCTTTCTCAACGTCGTGAGCGTAGTCGGCAACTGTTTCCTCGTTGATCTCGACGCGTGACTGCAGCCGTTCATCGAGAACCAATGCTGCAATGTTCATGTTCTTAATCATGTGTTCTCCTTGTTCATGTTCCATCCTAAGTAAAACCATCGCCAGTAAGTCTGGATGTTTTGGCTCGCGTATTTCTTGCCATCCCAGACCGGCGGCGTCCTGCCCTTGGCAACGATCAGGGCTTCAAACTTTCGCCTTGCTTCATTCACTGCTTTCTCCTTCTAAAACTTTTCTTCGGTACTCCGGGTTCAGTATTACTCCCCTTGCTTTGGTTATGGCTTCTTCGTATTCCAGCCTTGACACAGATGTGCGCTGCAGATCGTGGTATTCGTACAGATCTCTCAAGCACTGAAGTGCTGGCCCGGTAATGCCGTACTTGCCGGTCTTGAGAAACTTTTGCTCCGCCTCGTGCATGTGCTGCCATGCCTGTCTAGCCACTGGCAACACCTCTATGCCGATGCCCTCGTGGGCCATGACCGCGGCGATTGCAGCCATGACGGTCATCATGCTGTGGTCTGAATCGACCGCGGCCCCGGTGCGAAAGGACTCTATGGCGCTGAGTTCCGCCCGGCGTAGATGATCGAGCTGTTTTGCCTCTGGCAGAGCGGCGCCCTCGATGGCCATCGTTACTGGATTGATCAGCTTCCACACCTTGCGCCTTGTTTTTTTCCTTGTCATTTGTCACCTCGTTGGGCACAATTTTACAGAAAACCACACGCAATGCAACAGGCAGGTTTGCCCTATTGCTAACTGACAGCAACGATGCTAAAGTGGCACCGCAATCAAAGCGTTTTGATTGCCGAACAGGAAAAGTCATGAAACTTAAACACAAGGTATTCTTAGTTGCATCGTTTCTGGTTGGGGTGGTAAGCGCCAACCAGTTCTGGGATGGCAACAAACTGCTGGCGAGGATGACTGGCGATTACCAAGACCAGTCCCACGCCTTGGGCTATGTGCTGGGAGTGGTTGATACCGACGGCAAGCGCAAGGTGTGCGCCCCACCAAATGTCACGGCCGGACAGCTTAATGACATCGTGATGCATCAGTTGCAGACGCGACCAGAGGTGCGCCACTTCCCGGCCGATGTGATTGTTCTTGGATCACTGGCCCGTGTGTGGCCCTGCGAGCGCAAGGGCAGCTCCTCTTAACCCGAACAGGTGGCGGGACTTCCACCTACAACTGGAGACTGAAATGAGAAAACTGTTTATTGCACTGATCCTCGCCGCCAACCTTGCGCCCAGCATTGCGCTGGCGAGGGCTGGGACGCTTGTCCGTTGTGACTATGTAAGCACTTCACAGGGCGGTAGGTACATCGGGACGTATTGTGTGGACTATCAATGTTCATACACCACCACCCGGATGTTCACCTCTTACTGCCCGTTCAGCATATGACCCGCGAAGACATCATCCGCATGGCGCGGGAGGCTGGCGTGTTATCGGGGTATGAGTCCGAGTTGTTTCAACGCTTCGCCGCCCTTGTCGCCGCTGCCGAGCGTGAGGAGTGTGCCAAGCTGTGTGAGCAGGAAGGTCTGTTGTGGGGGCGGCGTTATGCCGCCGCCATACGAGCAAGGAGTGAACCATGACAGACAACATCAAACCATTTCTCAAAGTTACGACAGCCGACAACTCTGATGCCATAAATATGCTGGAGCAGTGGCTGGAAGACGCAAAGTCTGGGGAGATCGTCACAGTGGCTATTGTTGGCAAGCGCGTAGGCGGCGAATGGCAGACCGGCATGAGCAGTAGTCAGAACCGCCTTGAGGACGCCGCAATGCTCATTGAGTTGGGGATGCGTCGGCTTGGCTTTAACTTACAAAGGTAACGTATGCGAAAGAGCTTACATCTTGACTACAAAATTGCGGAGGCGGCATGACTGATCTTTTACGCAGAGCATGGGCCACGTTGTATACGTTTAAGCAGGCTTATCCAGAAAATTGGCATGAGGACGACGAACAGGTTTTGAAAGACCTGATGCGGGCAGACTTAAAACTGTCTGGCGTGAAGCTCAAGTGGCATGGACTGACGGATGAAGAATTCGATGCAATTTACGAAGCGCATCACAACCAATATGGGGAATGTGAGTCACCAAACTTTGGTTATGAACGTGCTATCGAAGTTAAGCTCAAGGAGAAGAACAATGAATGACGAAACACAGCTATCAGTGAAGACCATCTTCCTTATCATTGCGGCGTCGAGTCTGGTGAAGGAGAAGGTGAAGCCATGAGATTCGGATCAGTATGCAGCGGCATTGAAGCGGCCTCAGTAGCGTGGCATCCACTTGGATGGCAAGCTGCGTGGTTCTCGGAGATCGAGCCGTTTCCCAGCGCGGTGCTGGCCCACCACTACCCTGATGTCCCCAACCTTGGAGACATGACACTACTGCCAGAGCGCATCCTCTCGGCTGAGGTCGAGGCACCAGACCTATTTTGTGGTGGCACACCATGCCAAGCCTTCTCGGTGGCCGGTCTTCGTAATTCTCTGGACGATGCCAGAGGCAATCTTTCACTCATATTCGCAGGTATCGCAAATGCAATTGACCATGTTCGATCTGTTCGAGGAGACGATCCGGCAATCATCTTCTGGGAAAACGTCCCTGGAGTCCTCTCTACTAAAGACAATGCCTTCGGCTGCTTTCTTGGCGCACTTGCCGGAGAAGATGATCCGATCGTCCCACCAGGGGGAAAATGGACGAACGCTGGTTGTGTGTATGGTCCCCAAAGAACAGTCGCGTGGCGAGTCCTCGACGCCCAATATTTCGGAGTGGCCCAACGACGCCGTCGTGTGTTCGTTGTCGCAAGTGCTAGATCAGACTTTGATCCCGCCTCGGTTCTTTTTGAGTTCGATGGCGTGCGCCGGGATTCTGCGCCGGGCAGAGAAAAGGGGCAAGAAACTTCCGGCACCACTGCAGCACGCTTTGGAATCAGTCGCAATAACCATGAGGAATGCGTAGCAGCGCCAACAAAGAAATGGCCTGCTGACATTGCGTCAACGCTAGACACCAATTTTGGCACCAAGCAAGGGCTAGAAGACCAGCACGTTAATGCTGGCTGCCCTCTGTTTGTTCCGGCGCAAACTTTTTCCACGCCAGCAATTGGTCACATTGTGGAAGATGATGTAGCAAGCACTATGACAAAAAACACAGGCGGTGGTGGTGAAACGCAAAACCCTGCATTTGTTGCGCAGCCCATCGCCTTCCAGCAGACAGCCGATTGCCTAACCGCCGCGTATGGAACCAAATGGAACGGCAACGCCAGCGCAACCAATGGCAGTTTGTTTGCGGCGCAAGCCATTCCGATTGACACCATGAACATGACACCCGGGCACTCAAGCGGTGGATTAGGTTTTGGTCAACCCGGCGACCCCAGCTTCACGCTGACCAAGGGGCACAGCCATGCAGTGGCGCAGCCAATTGCCTTCCACCCCACGCAAGACCCGATCAGCAGCGAGGACGGCACCACGCACTGCATGGACACAGGTAGCGCCAAAGGTGGTGCAACGGTGGCGGTGGCGCAAGCCGTTTCCGAAAATCAAAGAAGTGAGTTGCGCCTAACGGATTTCACATACGCCATCACGTCAGGTGGAGGCAAGCCGGGTCAGGGCTATCCGGCTGCACTTGTTCCGGCAAAAGATTACATCGGCGGCGTGGACTACGAAAACAACGCTCACACAATGGATCAACCAACAGGCCCATTGCTCAAGGGTTCGCCAACAGGAGGTGGCCGCCCTTTGCCAGCGATTGCAACAGCAATGATGGTGCGCCGCCTAACGCCAGTTGAGTGCGAACGCTTGCAAGGTTTTCCAGACAACTACACCAACATCCCTTGGCGTAAGAAACCTGACAGCCCTGACGGCCCACGGTACAAGGCGCTGGGCAACTCATGGGCGGTGCCAAATGTCAGATGGATCGGCCAACGGATCGCAGAGCATTTGAAAGCCCACCCCTAAAATCCCCATTCCCAAAAGAAGTGGTATGTCGAGGAAACTGAAAAAGTGAGTGGCGATGAGTGACGAAACCGAAATGTCTGTAAAGACCATCTTCCTGATTCTTGCCGTGGCGTTGCTGATCTTCTGGCACGCTGTGATCTACTTCATTTATTGGGGGCTGACATGAGCAACATACCAATTCACAACGCAGCAAGGGACAAAGCGTGGGCCGCTTTCATCTCCAGAAAAACAATCAAGGACTTGTTTCCGCAGGATTTCAAGTTCCCGCTTGACCGTGGGTACTACGAGCTTTGGTGTCAATGCTGGGACAAGGCGTGGGATGCAGGGTTCAAAGACGGCTACAAGGCTGGCGAGGAGTCAAAATGATCTGCGATGACTGTGACACCGTGGCGTACTGCACAAAGCACGGGTGCGTCCCTAAGCAACCCACACCGGAGGACGAGGAGTTCACCCGAGTGGAAACCGAGAGCAAGCTGCGGCAGGAGTTGATCCGCAACATCACCCACAAGACCGACCCTGTGGAGGACTTCCGGGAGAGGCTGGCGCAGGCCATCGAGGCGATGCCTTTTGGAGACACCGCAGCCAGCTTTGCAGCGTTTGTGAGGCAGTTCAGATGACCCGTCCCCTGAGGCGGGTTTTTTCTAGGTGCTTTCCCTAGTATGGTGCAAAAAAGCAACAGACAATAGGGCCCCCAAGGGTGATAGCCGTGGCTGTTCACTCCCTGCCCGGAGGGCCACGCGTCTATGGCCTACCCAGCAACCCCTTGAGGCAGCGATTCGTCGTCGGAGTGTTTGTCTCACCACTTGCCACTCCGTCTTGCCCAGTCCCTCGCTGACAGGCTGGACGGCTTTTAGTCTGGGGGTGTACCAGTGCCGGTGTTTCCTTCCGCGCGGCCCATTCAGGCCCAGTGATCTCGCTCGGAGTGCGGTTGGCGTAGAAGGCGGGGGATTCACGGCGTCATGCGGTTCTGGCTACTGCCGATACCCCGCGCCACTATGGCTTACCGCTATCCCCCAAAACAAAAACCGTTTACAACTGCGCTCTAGTCGTGGCCCCTGGGTTGACCAAGGGTAGAACGCATGTGTAAACGGTTTGTTTTGCTGTCCACGACGACAACGCCCCCAGTATACCAAGAAGTCCCAAGACGTTGCAAGAACATATAGGGTTTGTGCAAAAACGACACGATGTCGCTTTTGAACCGCCTAAAAAAGAAACCCCCCTCACGTCTGAGGTGAGAGGGGAAACAACCTTTTCAAAGGAAAACCATGAAGCGGCAACTGCTTGCCGCGGTTTCACTTTAGCCGCATTGCTTGAGCAGCGCAAGGGCCTCCTCTACGCCCGTCACAATGTGCAGGTTATCGCCGGGCCAGCGGTCATGAAACTTCTGCTCCGCGGGCGATAACTGCCTCGCCGAGGGCGGGAGCCTGCCATTCTTGACCTCCAGCAGCAACGTGTGCCCCCGATACCACACCAGCAAATCAAACCGGCCGGCGTCATTGATGGTCTCCACATGGGCGCCGCACGCCTGCAGAGCAGAGATGATCTGGTCCTCATTGGCGTCCCGGCGTGCAGCCATCCTCATAAGGGAAAGTCCTTAGATAAAAACATATTGCATCCAGTCTATCAGGTGTTGACATGTCTTGGAACCTACCTGTTATAATCACATCCAACCTACCCGATATGTTAAAGGCAAGGCGTGGTCGGGCAAAGACCGGTCTGGTCGGGAGAGGTGGGCTGAGGCACGGCAAGGTTTTGCAGGGGCTGACAACAGCCAGAAGGATCAATCCTTCTGAGTGTTGTGCGAGCCTTGGACCGGCAAGGTCGGGAGTGGAGAGCATGGGTGAGGTCAGGCACGGCAAGCACTGGCAAGGGCTGTTTACAGCGGGGAGGCGACTCAACGAGCCGCTTCTTCGGTGGCAACACCATTTGGCGGGCTACGGTTAGCAAAGCTATGGCTTGGAAGCGCACCGATTGGCCGGGATCGCTAGGGATCGGCAAGGGCTGTTAACAGCGGGGTGAATGTTCAATGAGCTTTCACTTCGGTGGCAACACCAATTGGCGTGGCTGTACTCGGCGAGAGCGCGGTCAGGCTCGGCCGGCAAAGCTGTGGCATGGGCTGCAATGCAGCGGGATGGGTCTTTATCGAGGATTCATTCCGATGCAAAGGTGCATCAATCAACTACAGGAAAACCATGAAGACTGTTTCAATTCAAATCACCGGCAAATCGCCGCTGCTCATGCACTCGGACCGATTTGCCAACCCGCTGGACCCGTTGACCAAGGCCCACAAAGAGCTGACAGGCAAGCGCAAGAAGACCGACGACGACCACATTGCCATCGCCCGCAGCGAGTTCATCGGCGGCTGCTACTGGCGCAAAGATGTTGGCTTCTACATTCCGGCACAAAACCTCGACGCCTGTTTGATCGCCGCGGCCAAGCTCCAAAAGCTGGGAGTCAAGTTCAAGCAAGGCGTGCAGGTGCTGGAAGACGAGCTTCAGTTTGAAGGCTACGAACGCAAAACCCCCGAGCAACTCTGGAGCGACGCCGATCATGTGGACTGCCGCGGCGTCAAGGTCGGCACCTCAAAGATCATGCGCTACCGCCCCATCCTCCGCAAATGGAGTGTCAAAGCAACCATCGTCGTCAACGAGGACGTGGTGAACATCAGCGAAGTCAAGAAGGCCGCACAAGACGCCGGCGCACTGATCGGGCTTGGCGACTACCGCCCGCGCTTTGGTCGCTTTAACGTGGACTTCATATGACAGAACCGACCCTGTTCCCGGCCTGGAAACAGGCCGTCAGGGTGCTGCTCGATGAGGGACTAACCTATGGCAGCACCGTTACACGGAAACGCCTTGCAGACCTCTGTCAGGTCAGACAGCCAGAGAGCATCGAGGATGTGCGGCGCTACGACTTGGAGCTACTCACTTGCATCACGGAGATCAAGGACGTTTTGCTTACCGCTCACTGCATGTTGCTGGTCACCGACAACAAGGGCGCATACGTCGTTATCGCGCCAGAGTCGCAGACCCAGTATGCGGTGGACAACGGCATCAAAGCCATCGGCCGCGAGATGAAGAAGATGTCAATGGCCGTCAGCTTTACAAAGACGGACCTTCTGTCTGACGCAGACCGGGCCAAGAACGCAGACGCCCAGGCAAAGATCGCCATGCTTGCTGGGATGGTCAAGACCAAGGGCGCCGATTTATTGAAACTATCAGAACGGAAACCTGAATGAAGCTCACCAACAACTTCAACCTGCCCGACACATTCGTCAACGTCATCAGGCGTCCGCAGTACGATAAAGGAGATAGCCAGATCTCTGCCACAGAGATCCTCAACTCTCCCCGTATCGTGCAGCTCAAGCGCAAACACTGGGATGATTTGAGTGAAGACGCAAGCGATATGGTCTGGAGCCTGTTCGGCTCTGCGGTTCACAACATCTTGCAGCACGGCAAAGACGACCACCATGTTGTCGAGCAGCGCATCTTCACCGAGTTCCACGGATGGAAGATCTCGGGCGCGATCGACCTGCAGGAAGTCTACGAAGACGGCATCGTCATCAGCGACTACAAAGTTACCGGCGCTTGGGCCGCGCAAAACGGCAAGCAGGACTGGATCACGCAGCTGAACCTGTATGCGTGGCTGGTCGAGAGGGTCAAACAGCAAAAGGTCAAGGCCCTCAAGATCGTGACCATCATCAGGGACTGGTCCCGCCGGGACGCACAGTCCAAGCCAGACTACCCGCAGTCACCAGTCTGGGTCATCGACATCCCACTGTGGAACTACGAAGACCGCGAGGCCTTCATCCGCCGCAGGCTGGACATGCACAACGACGCGTTCTTTGCCGCTCACGCAGAAGGCGAGATGCCCCTGTGCTCTTCAGACGACATGTGGGAAAAGCCCAC